ATCATAAAAATCCTTCCATTCCTTAGACCTTAAAATTTGCTGAATATTATTTACATTAGTTAATTTAAGATGCTCCTTAAAAAACATATCTTTAATTTGTTTAGACTCTATAATTATTTGCTCATTACGGTTGTCAGCAGAGGGATCACACCAACAACATGGTACTAAATATCCTGTCGCAGTATATCCATACCCCTTTCCCGAAAGACATTTAGGTTCTAATTTGCCCATGACCACGGACCTAATGTACTACTATTTAACCAAGTTTCTTCTGGAAAATGATTTTTAGATTGTTTTTTTCTTCGATGAAATTGATCACTACCAAAATGATGGTTACTTATATAATTATCTTTATTGGATGGTGTATATGGATCATCTTCACCTTTCCATCTTGAAGAATACATTGTTAAAAAAAGAATATTATTATCCATTGCCATTTTCTTTGCTTGTTCCACATGATTTTCATTATAACTAAAAACTATATATTGCCACTCAACTTTGATACCCATAGACACACCCATTTTCATAACCTCAAATAATTTTTCTCCGTCTTGATTTATTCTATATAAACAACTTTCTTCTGGTAAACCATCTATACCAAATCTCCACAATGGTCTAGGATTTAATTCAAATGCTTTTTTATACCATGACATTGGTCTATGGGATGCCGCCGTTGCTACAGTTACAAAATCCACATAATATTCTGGTAAGTTCATAATTTCTAAAAAATCATGAAATTTAGGATGTATAATTGGATCAGAAACTTGACCGCAAAATAAAATAGCTTTAAAATATTTTGCTAATTTTTTAAAATCTGTTATAGAAAGATCATGACCTGGAATTGTAACTCCAGCTTTGTTGTATCCTTGCCTTCTACATCGTGGACACTTTAGAGTACAACGAGGAGAAATATCTAAATTTATATTCCTTCTAACTAGAGCTTTTGTTTTCTTTTCCTTTACAGTTAAGTTTTCATTTGTGCCATCTTTCCATTCATCACGTTGAGATATTATATTTTCTTTGCTAGAGTGCTCCACCATTAATCTTATCCCTCAATTTATTTACAAAATCCCATAAAGTGGATATTTGTTTTCCATGTATATCAATCTCAGCTCGTTGTTTTACGGTTTCTACGTAAGTATCTCTACGATCTAATTCTGATTTAATATGATCAATATCTTTTCTACAAGATTTAACTTCAGATTCTAATCTAATAGCCATAACTATTGCAGCGATTAGAAATAATATTTGGTGCCAATATTCTGTGACAATTTCCATTTATCCTCCAAGATCATCCTCCCCAGTTTCGGGATTAAAAGTTTTTGCATCACTAAAGAATGATGTAGTTTCATTAAATCCAAAGTCATCATCTGCGTCAGCTGTTGCAGGATCAGGTGATACAGTATATCTTTGCTCACGTTTAGGAGATTGATCAGGTAGATTTGTGAATTGATCCACTTGAACAGTCTTAATAACCTTGCTGGATGTAACAGGACCATAAAGATAAAATTTTGCCGTAAATGATAGTGTATATATTAATGCTCTTCTTGCTTGAAATTCTCCTTCATAATTATCTTCATAAGCAACACTATTTAATACTAAAGGAACATCTCTCTTTATTCCCATATCTGTCATGTCATTAATTGTTACTGTGTAATCTGGTTGAAAGTATGGTAAAATCTGTTCTACAATTTGCAAGGCATCATCAGATTGTTTTGCCATAATATATAAAGTAAATTCTAAATTATAAGGAACAGGCATATATTGAGTATCTAATTGATTTGCCTTTGCTCCTTTTACTTTTTTCATTCTCTGCACACGATTTAATTTTCTAGCTGAATCATATGATAAATTTGCTATTTCAAAACCAATTCTAGGTAAGGTTACTGCAACCTGTTTAGTGAGGTCTGCATCCTCTCGTAAACGGACAAGGAATTTCTCTCTTGGACCATACGCAAGAGGAACCTTCATGGTCTGAATAATATTCCCATCATTATCTTTACGAACTAAATGTATATTATTAAATATAGTTCCAAATGCGACAACCACCTTTCGCATAGTTTCGTGATAAAATTGTTGTCCTAACATTATGTGCCTCCAGCATCACCAAAAGGATTTCTTTCGGAGAAGTCTAATATTGTATCATCTAACGTGTCAAATAACTCATTTTGAGCTGTTGTGTCTATATTCACATCACCTATTACATAGTCCTCATTCAACAAGTATGCATCATCTCCACTATCTGCTGGGTTCTCAAGTAGAATACTTTCACCAACACCACTAGAATCATTCTCACCTGTAAGATAATCACCATCTGTCTCTTCTAACAGAAGTCCTTGATCCCCACTTGTACTAATACCAATTTCCATTCTTAAATATTCATTTACAGCAGATGATTGTTCCAAAGTCATCTGAAAACCAAGAGCATCTATTGTATGTTCTGTCTCTATAGCATCGATTGCAGCAATATCCGTATCTATAATCTCAGAACTATACTCAAACAATCTGCAATTTAATTTGTATACTGGATTATTGTCCAGTTGATAAAAGGGATCATCATGATCCACAAAGTTGATTTGAAACACCTTGTCTAAAGTTGGATGATATACCAAATCCCCTTCTAGAGGTCTATCAGAATCCGTTGAGGTTGCTTCTGAGATTATAAAACCACTCTCAAATGAACCACTAATATCTACTACCGTACTATCCAAACTCCCTGCTTCTAATAATATAGAACCACTTAAAGTATCTGTACCAGATTCAATTGTAATTTGTTTCGTTAAATCCTGAAACCTTGTTTTGCTCACAACAAAAGTAATCTCACTTAGATTCTGTAAACCCAATTGAGACATTAATTCTTTTTCTCCAGCAAATCCCCCTTCAGAATTTTCTACATACATTTCTATTTTTGCTTGCGTGGTAAATTTTGCAAGATCATCTGTAAAAAATAAAGTATCTTCAGCAGTAAGAGTTCGATCAAGATAATAAACATCGTGACCATAAATCTGAATTGCTTCTGTAACCAAATCAGCATACAGACTTTGTTCAGCAGCAATTGCCGAGGCACCACTAGTATGAAAGAAGGAATTGACTGCCATAATTTATCCTATCATATGCATAGGTGGCAACTCATATGCTAATTGTATCTGCTCTTCAAGTCTTTGCTGTTCCTCTATTGCCTGAGTGTATATAGTTTCTCCATTCATTGTAACTCCACCCAACATAGCAACTCCACCAAACTTACTGAGATTTGCTCCCCATTGTCGTTTAATTAGTGTTGTTGTATATCTTTTTAAGAACATATCATCATAGATATCTGTATAGGTTGTTGGGTCTAATTTTCTCCAACATTCTACTATAATATAATCAACATCAGCCGTTATATCATTTTCCCAATCCATATCAAGGTAAAGACGATTTTTATGCTCATTAAATCTGATTGGAGTTTCACCTACAAGAATGTGTTGAAGATAATCAAGATGTTTCATTGTCATATCAAAATGTATAATTGATGTAGAAGATAAATCATATAGATCATTTAACCTCAATTGATATCGTATATCAAACATATTATTGGTTGCAGTGTCTCCTAAAGGAAATACCTGTACAACAGATAGAACAGACTCTGGCATGGGTATCCAATTATCACCTTCTTTCCATGTTGCTGTTACAGTATTATCTGCTGTATCTGTTGCTGTTTCAGAAGTATCTGATCTAGCACGGGCCACATCAGCTGTTGTAATGAGATGTTTAAGATACATCCTTTCTACACCATCATAGTGATATTGAGAAAAATATTGTAATGCTTCATCTAGTCGATCATCTGCTTGATCATCAGATACATTGATGTCTATAACACCGTAACCAAGATTTCGTAGGCAATAACTCTTTAATGTTGCTTTTGTTGTTGGAGTGGCCATATTATAATCCTTTTTTTTATATTTATAAATCTATTGGTCTAGTTACAATACAATTTGGACCGAATTCAACATCATCTTCTATCCAATCACTTTGTTTCCTAAATCCTGTATTTTCATAAGCATATAAAGAATTTTTTCTAGGAAGTGACCAAATTTCATTACAACCACGACTT